GATTTTAATTATTTCTGCACGAGCTTCTTCTAATGTTATCTCCCTAAGTGCAAATTTCAACAGTATTCTCTCTATCTCTATTTGCATAATTTTGTCGTTTAGTATCTGAATTTCGGTCATGCTGTTTACCCCTTAATTTATGTAGCTCCGCCCCTTTCTTCAACTCCCCTAAACTTTAATAATGGCACTGATAGTTTTCAGTTTTGGAATTATTGTTGGTACTCCCAGCAATTCTCCACACCTTAATACACGCTCAGTCAGTGCAGTTTTATCCTCTTCTGGAACTTCGAAGCGCATGATGTTTATATTCTTGTAAAAGCCACAATCAACCAAATATGGAAGCTCATCGTCTTGTGCATTGTTGATCCAAGCGAATTGAAACTGGGCTGCAGAATCTATATTACAGGCATAATCCCTAATTCCCTGAAGCTCGCTTAAGTATGGACAATATACAATTAACTCTGCAAACTTCGTCTGATCGAGAATAGAATTACTTACAATTTGCCAGTAGTATGTTTCGCCCTGTGCGTGTTTTTCTCGAATTTTATTCATTGCATCCATGCCAGTCAATCCATCATAGAGAGGATCAACTAATTGACAAAAGCTCTTCATAGTCATTGGGCATTTAAACTCGACAACGGTTTTCCCTTCGTCAAATTTGCTCCCGTCAGGACTTCCTGCCCAGAATGGAATAGTGGAATGCGTTAGTGTTTCTTGGCTCACAAGCTGATATTCTGTTCCAAGTAGGTCAAATATCCTCTGCTCCATAAGCTTGCCCCACGTTAGTGGTTTTGTTCGAGATTCGCTATCCAGTGAGCGCCCTAGTCTACGCTCCATTTTCTTTTCATCGATGTAGGTGTACGCAGGTGCGCCTAATCCGCCCACCTTATCTTTCTTCATCAACGCAGCGATATCTGAGCTTGTAAAGTTACCAATACGATTTTCATTGTGTATCATATTATTTGCCTTGAAGCAGTGATCTTAGTTTCGAGTAGCTTCTCTCTTCTTTTGTGTCAATAATACGCTGTGCGTTTTTCTGCTCTTCTGGTGTGCATGCTGATTTCTTCGCTTCGTAAAGCGCAGTTAAGTCTTCAATGAGGATTTTCTCGTTGCCACCTCGGAATGCGTTCTCGACTGTTGTATCACCATCCTTAATTGCTTGGTAGATTCCAAGGAGGCTTACCAAATCTTCTCGTGTTAGTTGTGAGATTGATGCTTTACCGACAGCGGTGAGTACTTCAGATTCCTTTACGCTGTAAGATTGCATAATTTCGTCTACGATTTTCTTTCGTCTTGCGACCAGCTTGGTTTCATCTGATACGTCTCCTGCGATTACATTGAGCGCAGTATTATAAACTTTGTCTACAATTCCCCTCGGAATTACTGCCAATATAGCGTTCCTGAGTGCAATTGCATTGGCTGCATTACCCGTCACTGTGATCATATCGTCATTAAATCGCCCCATCTTACCAACTATGGAGCGTTTAACCTCTACTTTTATGGCTAAATTGTTCTCTAAATCGAAGGCTACAGCCTGAGAAGTGATCTGCTTATCATCAACGCCGACAACCTTTGCTTCGATTCTCATATTTCCCCAATTTTGTGCGAGAATTTTTGCGAGATGTACGCTCGGCCCACTGATACTCTTGCCACTTCTAGGCAAAGAATATGTACAAACTCGTGCTGTTGCTTCATCCATGGTCACTATTGCTAGTGCGTTCTCAGTTGCCCTCTTAATGTTACGTGGGTAAGCCTTTGCTGTTGATATCTGCATATCGATTGCAGCTTTATCTTGCTGGTAGATTGTCTCTAGAGAGGCATTTTCTACCGAAACCATCGTTTCATTGTCGTCTGGCATTGCTAAATATAATAAACTTAAGTATGAACAGTTTACTACGGTGTGCCGTAGTTGTCAAGAGCGGCTATTCGATCACATATTCATATTTTACATAACCCATCTTTTTGAATTTTACCGGTCGCAATGCCGAAATTGCTACATAGTATTGAGTACCCTCACCGTAGTGCGCTTCCCTGCATAGCTTCATAAACTTCATTGTAGATATTGAGTAAGATTCCTTCCTCGTGATATCCGTAAATCTAATGCTTCTTATAAGATCCTTGACATCATCCACCGCTTTCTTATCAATAGACACCTCATGAGTCTGCCACAAGACAGCCCTACTAAAACCGAATTCTCTGTACAGAATTTTCCCGATAACTTTTCCACAAAAAAACTTCTTTATACCTGTTTTTCTGACAATAGCAAAACTTCTATACAATCTTATATTTTTCATATCTTTTTAATTCTCTTAAGTTACCATGAGAGGGAGGCTTCGCACCTCCATAGGCCACTAATTGGATGCAAAACAATAAGCCATTACATTTCGCCACTATTGCCTTATTAATAGACAGCCTCAGGTTATTTCATTCCGTCTAGCGACTTCCTTTCGCTACTCTCACGCTTTGCACCGCATACCGTGCATGTTGTATTGCTCTGCATCTCTCGGCTACGAGCTTAACGCCAATACAATCACTGAGCTAAATAGCTCATAGCTGCGCAGGCACACTGCCCCAAGCGCCCACGTAGAAGTGAACCGTCTAATTACCTCCTAACTACCTTTACCGCCGGACAGCGTTTGCACGATTTTCTTATTAATTTAGAATGCGAGTTAACCGACTGCTCTGCACTTACAACACTCCATTTGTGAACACCTTTTGCGCATAAGTTCTGGCCGTAATTATAAAGATATACTTGAACTGCAATCTTAAGTTTTCTGAATGCTGCTTGTAGTGGTTTAGCAATAGCTTGTGCAGTTCTGCGCAGTGTGATCTTAAGAGCAATCTTTTGTCCTTCCTGTGTGCGCCATGCATCTGCGTACATTTCTGGCATTAGATTCGACATCTTATAGTACTCTCTAATCGCTTTTCGCCACTCAATATCATTACTTTTCATAATAAATCTATTTAAATAAGTTTCTAAATACATAATTCAGGCATGAAAAGCAGAGACATACCGGAGCCTTCACTCTTCCGAACTGAATAGCTTTATCCACAAACTGTCCACACTCGTGGCATTGAGGTCTTGTCCAAGTTACGTTGTTCAGTAACTTTTCAATATCGTCAGGATTTGGCTTATCACCAAGCTTAACCAGCTTATTGTAAGTTGCTTCGGTATCCATTATCGCCTCAGCCCATTTTCCATCTTGGAAATATTGTGCATAGTACTTGTCTTTCACTAGCCGAGCCAATGAAAACTTTGTTATAATTTTCATACTACCTCCTTTCTATCTGCAGTCAACCATTGATTGCAGAAGTTGGTAATTGCTTCTTCAGCAGTTTTACCAGCACCAGATACGCCACTGTTATGCTTGGCCCAGAATACCCCTGTAGTTTCAACCGAAACCACTATTGAGTTTGCCCTCATTTCGTCAATTAACCGGTCATGCTCTTTACGTGCTTCTTCTTCTTTGACCTGTTGTTCTGCTCGTTGTTTTTGTAGCTCTAAATCCTTACGAACCTTCTCTACGGCAAGCTTGTGTTCCAAGTCAGCCTTCTCTTTTGAGGACTTTTCCTCTTGTAGTTTTCTAGCTTCCTCGGCAATTCGCTTCTGTTCGTCAAGCTCTTTCTGCGCTTTTTCGGCTTGTTCTTTTTGTTCTTTTTCGTGCTTTAATCTAGCTTCCTCAGCAGACTTTCGCTCCGCTTCTAGCTCCTTTTCTTTTGTCTCAGCTTCTTTTTGTAGTCGAATATTCTCTAGTCTGATACGCTCTCGCTCCTTTGCGTCTGCTTCTTCTTTAGCAATGCGCTCCTTCTCGATTCGAATTGATGCTTGTGTCTTGGACTCGAGGCCGACTATTATTGCATTGAAGGATTCGTCTGCCATTTCCAGCAAATCAAGTCCTTCACCTGTATGCGCATATACTGCAAGTTGCTTTAGACGATCTTCTTTACGAGCGCTTTTCCTGTTAGCTTCCTGAATTTCAATGAAATGCTCCTGTCTATCTAGGTGCTCTTCGATTGGAATAATTAATGCCTTCAATATATTAGCAATTCCTTCAATTGCTTTTCCCTCTCGGGTTGATTGTTCTTTCAGTGCTACCCGAGTGTGTTCTACTTCGACTCGTTTCTGCTTTAGGAATAGCCTCGCTTCTCGAGCCATCTTCATTTCTGTGACCTGATCGGCGGAGGTTACATTCAGGTTCTTTGCTTTCTGTTCCCACTCTGCAGCGAGCTTAAAGAAGTTCGAGAAGTTGTCTAGCATTACTTGCGCCTTAGATTTTTCGAGTCCACTCTCCTCAATAATTTTCGCTAATGGTGATATTTCTATTTTGTTGTCCATATTTTCAATAAACAATATTATTTTTATTTGCAGTATCAAAGTCGTTTCCCAATGGCCCAGATACTTCGTAGCGAATCGGATCCTTTGTTAGTGGTTCTGGCTGTTTCCATTGCCAGCTATTCACGCAGGTAATCAATAGTATTGCTAGAATTGAATAGATTAACCACCTAACAACAGTGTTATTCATAATCCTCGAGCCTCCTGCTCCTCGTACCACCAGTTTTTCTTTGATTCGCCCAGTGCTTCACGAAGCCCGGCGTTTATTTCATCAAGCTTTTTGCTTAACTCTTTAATGATTACTTTTCGGTTATCAAATGTTATAAAGAAGGGCATTGATACATCGTCAAGGAAGTACCCCTCGCCCTCGACTGTTAAAAGATTACATCCGACTTCTATTTTTCGGATTCCATACATTACCCATGCGAATGTGTACCCTTCTGCGAGTGGTAAATCCAACTCACTTTCAAATCCTAAGATCTTTATTGGCTTGATCATAGTTCTGTATATCTAAATTAGTATTAGAATATACTACGGTATGCCATATATGTCAAGTACACGAAACGTGCCCACAGTTCGGAGATTCTTAGAGGACAGTATTCGCCACTTTATTGTTTGGAAGTTGTTTTTTAATAAGTTCAGCAATGGTGATCAGAAAGAAATTGATACCACCAGTGACTTCAGGAACTCCTAACTTCACTCCAATCCACGAAGAAAGCGATGGTGTAACAAGGGCAGCGACTATTGCAGAAGGGATTATATAGACAATCAATATTTTCACGCCCTTTAATAACGTAGCCAATAGATCCTTAAACCACTTCAAAACCATTAATTTGATTTCATCCCACAAGAGATCCGTTTCATTATTTGGTTCCATTCTTTCTGTTCTTTATATTACTAATTATCGCTAGTATACCATTTCCCAATTGTTTTGCCCATCCCGTCCATTTATCATAGGCATCAACTTTCAACTTAACACTCTTCAGAAAATCGATGAATTCAACATCATCCCCAGTGAATCCTAAAACGATTTTAGCCGAAGCGAACTTCCCCTCCAAATCAGAAATGATTAACTCCTTCTCGTTTTTGTAGGCATCGAATATATCCTGTAACTCCTTCAACTTCTCTGCATCCGTCTTTACTGGTGGAACTGGCGGAGGGGGTGGAACAACAACGGGAGGAACCAATAGATTCTCATACTTTGAACGATTATTGAACATATCCTTCAATATTGGCATTTGCGTTTGAATTTTGCCCGGACAAGCCGTTCCAGTCTGTGAAACTTCCTTATGTCCTCTAATCAATAAATTCCCACCCAATCTTTTATCCAAATAGATGAAACTATCGGTAATTAATAACAGCGCTTTTGGATCAATGGTCTTATACGAATAATCCCCACATATTTCAATATTAATCCCATGTTGATTCACCGGCCAATTTCCAGCACCCCACGAAACATTCAATTCAGGATCACGAATTAATAAAACCAATCTCCACCCATACTTATTCTTATCCCCCGAATATCGATGAAGCGCATAATGAGCTTGAGCAAAAGTTTCCTTTCCAGTCCTCGGATCATAATGGTACGAATGGGCATAATTCTTATATCCCCTTCCTTTCCCGACTGAAGAATACCAATCAGCGACTTCCCGATCAGATCCTTCGCTAAACGCTGGCCCTGCAGAGTGATGAATTATCAAATAATTAATCGGATTTACCCTATTTCCATCATTTGCCATAAACAATTATACAATAAATTATTCTTCCTCATCCGAACTTTGCATCAGAACATCAGCATCCACCCATCCTTTCTTCTTCTTTCTCTCCCCTTCGACATGTTTATAAAACTTCAGGGCTTCAGATTCTACATTTTTCTGAATCTTCTTCCCCAAATCTTCTTCATTTCTCTTCTCAATTCCCTTTTCCTGATTAATTCTCTTAACAAAACTTGGAATCACAACGGGGATTTCTGTTTTCTCTTCTCTGTTTTCAGATTTCTTATTTCTTATTTCTTCTTTTAGCCTAGTCGGAAGGGAGTTGACAACTAGTTGACAACCAGTTGGCAAGTAATTACAAACTAATAATTGAATAGATTCTGGCAACCTCAATAATTCCATGATAAATCCTTTTCTTTGATTCTCATTTTTAGATTCATCTTTCGCATAAAACTGATATTTGAAAACATTCACAATAAAAATATAATTATTCTGATATACTACCTTCCCCTCTAATTCTTTAATCACACGATCAAACTCTTCTTTCTTTATATCGAGAATGGCCATAACACTCCGATCCAATAATTCAAAAGTACCAGTTAACTCCAATTTAGGATTAGTAATAAAGAACAGAAACATTCTTTGAGCATTGGCTGATAAAGAAACGAACCAAGAATCTTCCCATATCCTCGTTTGTACAACTCTTGTTTTCATATTGTTCTGGCAGGTAAAATTATTTCTTCAAAAAGAATCACAAGGGGGAACATTTACCAGTCAATCCCTACCAAAAAATTAACCAGTTATTCCCCCTTATCATTCCTTTTTATTCTGAAATCCTCTTGATTGGTAGGGACATGGCTAAATCTACCACTATGTGATACCATTGTCAATCTACTAATCTTAACCCACAACTATCAATGAAATTGACGATTAAACCGCTATCGGTAAACAGATGCTGGCAAGGAAAACGATTTAAGACGAGAGGGTACATCCTCTATGAGCGACTGATACTTGCAATCCTTCCTAATGACATTGTTATTCCTGCAGGAAAGTTGCAGGCTAGGTATACATTCGGAGTCAGCAGCAAAAACGCCGATAATGATAATCCAGTTAAGCCATTCCAAGACATCTTACAAAAGAAATACGGATTCAATGATCACCGAATATATAAAACGATTGTAGAGAAAACAGATGTCCCCAAGGGGGGGGAATTTATTGAGTTCTCTCTTACTGCGTATCCTTAGGAGGGATATAGCGCAGGTCAAAGTTCTTCAGTAACATATCCAATTTACCATTAATCTGCTTGATGTCCTGTTCGTTTGTATATTTTGACTGCTCCAAAGTGTAAATCTTATCCTGCTGTGCGTCCACGGTCAAGATTAAATTGTTCTGTTTAATATTGTTTGAAACGATGTATGCAACAAGCGAACCAATTGCAATAATTACTGACAAATTCTTCTGTAGAAATGCGAGTAACTCTGAGGTCTCTTTTTCTGCTGCATCTTTCATGTTTTATTTAACACTAAAGGGTTAGGTAAAACAATCCATTCAACAAATTCTCTGTTTTCTTCAATGAATAATAGAAGCTCATCTTTATAAATGATCAAATCACCATTCTCATCTATTGCTTCTGTACGATACTTATAGCTTGGATCAACCAATTTCTCGTTTCTCCATTCGCAGAATTTTGTGAACTTTGTAAATACATCCCTGTAGTCATAACAATTCTTGAGCTTAGTACTAGCAGCTAGTTTGATCTCAGCAAGATTAAGGAGTTCCTCTGTTGTTCGTATTTTTTTGTTCATGGCAATAATGAAGAACCCCGCAGCAAGCTGACGGGGTATCTAGCGGTTAATTTATTTCATACTCAAAGAATGTGAGCTGATTTCGCTCAATTAAGTCCTATTGTTGCCCTTGCTTTTGTACGTACTCCCTAATCACATTCTCGTTTCCATATTGTCCAACTGTAGTTGCATAGTATCCGCTACTCCAGAAGCTTCCTCCCCACAAGAATTTTTTCACTTCCTTGTGTCGCCGAAAGATTTCCCTCGCGGTAAGACTCTTTGTTATCTGTACGATATCTTTTACCTTCAGCACAAATTTCACGAAGACTCAGAGTTACCGCCTCGGTAAATACTTTTCGTCTGTATCGTACAGGATACACCATGTGGTACAAAAGCAGGGTTTTGTTATGACTCTTTTTAATGTGCTCCACCATTCTTTGATCTTAGCACGGTTCCCGTGCTAACAACTCCAACCGCAGCAAGCTGCGGGGAAATCTTCTCGATTATATTAAGGTAGGAAATAATGTGCTCTAAAGTTAAATTCATCATATCTTCTTACTACAAATCAGTCAACAAAATTCCCGTTATTGCCATATTGTCATTCATGGCCCACGTGAACGGAGAAGTGTTTTGAATATAGGCGTTAGCATAGGTAGGGTACACAAAGGCAGCGGAAGTGAATGCTCCAAACCCATAAGGAGCTGTGCCGGAATCATCCCCCCTCGCACTCATCGAACTCACAGCCGCACCGGTGAACGGAAGTGTGAAACTCCATATTCCTGTACCAAACGTGGTTGCACTCCCCGCAGACCAGTTAATAATAATAAGAGCAAACTTCCCTTGCAAATTGAACTTCCCCGTCAGAACCCCATTGCCTAATACCGGCGGAGTACCTGATGTAGCCCAATTCGGAGTGTAGGAATGATAGGCAGGAAATCCTAGTGGATTCTCCACACGCGAATAATAATTAGCTGATATTGCAGCATTAGCAACAGTATAATTAGTCCCGCCTGTTACCGTCAGTAGCGTACTCGTGACCGCAGTAACATAGAAATACTTTACCGTTGTTTGAGTAAATTTTATCTTGTCACCCACCTTGTACTTTGATGTGGCTCCGGTTGGAACAGTGATAGTTGTGGCAGAAGCATAAGTCCATGTTTCATTAGCAGGAATCCAACCAGTTTCGATATTATTAATGGCCGTATAGAAACCAGCATCATTTGTACCCAATAGATTCCACTTCGCAGCGGTAGGTACTTCGAAAGCTACAACAGACCATGCATTATAACCAGTCATTACAGCTTCTTGATAATAAAGTTATCGATATTCTGTTCACCATTCTCCAGCTTATACTCTGAAGGCTTTGAACTAACCCTTCCCAACACTTTCTCAATATCCTTCTTCGTAACATGATTCTCCTCAATCCCTTTCACGCCCTTTTCCTGCTCACTCAATCGACTATCATTCCCACATAGGCACTGAAATCCTAAATATCCATCCAAACGGTGACGAGTAGCCAACAGCCACATCTTTCCCCTCCCATCAACCTTCGGTTCGATTCTGCCGTCTTTATACACTTCGGCAACAACTCTTCCACACCCTCCACAAATAACCTGATCAATAACTTCACCCGAAATGATATTCTCAATAGTCTTTCGTTGACCTTCGGGCAACTTATTTAATATTTTTCTCACTTCATCTATTCCCAATTTCATACCCTATTCTAACAAAATTAGTTCCCTCTTACTATATAACAACATACGGCTTTATAATTGCCCTGATACCCGAACCCACAAAATATTGTCCAACATCACTCCAATCCGTACCATCTGCCTTTTCAAAGGTTAATGTTCTACCCAACCAAGTACTTACTATTGCAGGAACATTCCCTGTTGGCCCATAAATCGATATCCTTTGTTCATAAACTTCTAATTCGTTAGGAGGAGGTTCGAGACTTACAATCGCCACCCCACCAGGGAAAGGTATGGAGATAGTATTCCCCGATCCTGAAATGATATACCATCCTGACGAGAACTCATCAATCATTATTTCTCTTCCAATCTGCCTATAAGCAACATCAATCAAAGAGGTACTAATATCCAATGTCCCACTTCCGTTCCATACCGAAACATCCGTTACCGAATTATTTAATAACTGATAAGGCCATCCAGTAGGTTCAACAAACTTCGAGAACCGAATCTCCTGTATATCATTTGGAATAAAATCGTAATTACTTACATGAATCTTTCCTTCTTCAACAGCAAAAACAACCAAGTAATAATATCCATCAGAAGAGGGGGTTAAGTCCCCCGCATTCGCCCTAATTCTGATTCTATCTCCTATAGCGAACTGCACAAGAGCATTTCCTGTATACGATAAATAGGTGTCAGCCACTCCAAACAAAGCAGGGTTCATCACTACCCAATCCGAATCAATAGGCAACAATTGATTTCTACCCGTATCATCAGCAGTCTTCAATTGACTATTACTTGAATATTTGTTCGAATCGGTTGTTATAACAGTTCCCATATTACGGTGCAATCATATCAGTTCCGCCAACGGCGGATACCCCTATTGTAAAGTAATTAGAATTATCAAGCAATTTTCCGACAGTAACAATCTGCGTAAACTTCCCCGGTAATCCAATCCGATTAATAATCTTAATCACTCTGAATACTTCAATCACTCCATTCAAATCGATTCTCACGGCATCTCCTAACTGTAACGTCATATCACCCTTAATTTCCAACTGCTTTATTTCTCCAACATCAGTAAAGGTATGCAGAATAATCAACGCTTTACTTTGTGCATTATCCACATCACCAAAGAAATCATTATTGATCGATAAAATCTTTTCTCCATATTTATCAACTGAACTCGAATCTTCCTCGCGAATATAAATATCCTGAACAGGAACTGCAGGGGTGGCAAATATAACGACACTCGTCACCCATAAATCAGCACTTCCGTTGTTAGTGAATACCAACTGCAAAGAAGTATCGAATAAATACGAACTCGACAACACAACACTACTTGAAGCAACCCCCGAACCATCTTGAAGCGTATTTACTTCATAATATGAGGTTTTCTTGCTGGTAACATAAACAGGATCAACGGCACTCGTAACAGGTTCCTGAAAACTAATCCATATTGGAACACTCTGACCATGAAGAATCTGAATAGGCTGTGTCAATTGACCGTACATCTGCAAAGATTGAACCTCACGAATCTTCCCCTCAACAACAACAACATTCACTAATTCATCATTACTTTTAGGCACTGAATTAACAATATTCCTATATGAATCCAAATACATCTTCACATCGGAACTATACCCCTGTCTGTTTTTAAAGGTGATTGCCCCATCTTCATCCATAAATAGTCTTCCGCCTTCTGCTTCCATTAACTTGAAAACAAGATCCCCCAAAACCTCTCCTTTTTTTGCATAGACAAACGGTATTCGATTAAGCCCGACATCGAGATTCATTTGCACATCCAATACTCCTTGATCATTGAACAAAGTCCTCAATATCTCATCGGTTCTCTTGTCTATAAACATTGATGATTCATCCAGCGGTTTCTTTAAGAAATAAGATAAGAAATCGATTGCATGAAGAATAACGATCTTAGATTTCTCATTGACACTAGGCATTCCATCGGTAAGACCAACGAACGACTGTACGACTTCACTTCCGAATCCGGAATATATCTTGACTGGCCTTGCTGGCAACATATAAATACTCAATACAGAGCTCCCATTTGGAGTGAACAATCCATCATGATTATCTAGAATAATATCCGCCATCCCCGAAGATACAGATGCATACATTTGTTCCTCACGTGTCCATTCAACGTCAACAATACGGCCGCTATAATCTGTATACAGATATTTATCCCAGTCTTGAATTCCTTGCAATGTTGGCTCTTGGAGTTTAGAGAACGATATAAAAACATCACCTCTAATTGGCCTAGCATCTGAAGTTGCCAATGTTTTGAATAAGACCGAAGTGTTTTGCATTATGAAAAAGCAAACTGCTCAGTAACGTTAAGCTTAAAGTCTTTAATGATGACCGCATTGTACTTAAGTTGTTGAGCGCTAATATCGAGAAGCACGGGGGCATTAATTCCGAATGCAGGAATCTGTAAAATAGGGAATGTGTGGTATGTAAAGCGCCATAAATAATAGTTATAGATGACATCGAAGTCCGAACGCATTAGATTGTCCCAGCTTATTACCCAAGAACGCCGTATATTCAGAAAATCCGTATACAAAGTACCCCCTAACGTTTCATTTACCGTCTCGTGTGCCTTGTAGTCACGAGTACAATTCGAATAGTTAGCCAGCTTCTGGCCATTAATATAAATCGACATATCTAATGCTTCGTTCATTCTATCAACGTATTATCTTAACTTGTGGCCCATTTGCCCTCAATGCCTGATCAACTACTTCTTTGATTCTAAAACCAATTTCACGTAGCTCACCTGCACTACTCGCAAGTACGCCCGTGAGAGGTATCGTCACATTGGTAACCTGCCCCGCAGAAAGGGATCCCTGCCTTCCCTCAACAGCTCCTGAAACTGTTTTCACTGCTCCCGCCATGCCCATTCGATTCTGGGCCGAAATTGAGGCTAATTCCGTAAACATGTCTGCGTAAGTATTTGTCATTTCGTTTGCGCCCTTATGTATCCAGTCAACTAAAGAAGGAGAATGACGTACAAATGGATTAAGTGCGTCATTAATTTTCTTCTTAATCTTGGTCATTAAATAATTCAAGTCATCCCAAGCCTTCCAAAACGGCTGCATTATCGCGTTATAAATGTTCTTTATTGCTTGCGTAATGGAGTTGGGCAAGCCTGCAAACCATCCCACCACTTTTGCAGTTCCGTCTTTTATTCCCTTCCACATTGAGTTAAACCGATCAATCGAAAGGGTTACACTCTTAATGACAAGGCCAATCACGTAAACAATGGCCAAGAAAGCTGCGTACAAAACAACACCGATAACCTGTGCTATAAACTTCAATACAGGTATTAATATAGGCGATAGGATGTCCCACAATTTCTTAAGTGCAGGAATTAGCCCATTTTTACCAACAAACGCTTCCTTTAAATTGTTAAGTGCAGGAATTAGTGTTGGAGATATAATGTCCCACAACTGTTTGAGTGTTGTCTTTACGGCCTTCATCAGATTATCCCAGCCACCGAATTTGTCAACGAGTAACTTGAGAGCTAACCCAAGGAGTGCACCAACGGCGATAAAGGGAAGAAGAGGAGCCATTGTGGCCCATAAACTCGCAGCCAGTGCTGTTAATGCTGGGAGTAATGCGATTGTAATTGCTCCTGCAACCATATAAAGCGCTGCCTTATTATCGTCAAGTAGATTGTTAAAATAATCCCACACCGTTCCATCGCCAAGTATATTATCCATTAACTCAACTAATTGTTCCTTGAAAGGAGTAAGTCCATTATCGATGGCCTCCCCAATCTGTTCCTGAATATTGCCAAACTGTACTCCAAGATGCGCATCGAGACCCTGGGATGTTTGCATTGCTACTTCGTTTGTAAATTTTAAGTTTTGTGCAAAGCCCTTGGTGATTGCTTTGACTTTGTCTGATTCTTTCCCGAACTGAATCATCTTCCTTTGCGCATCAGTGAAGCGGATACCTGACTTTTCCAGTACTCCGAATTGACCGTTAAGTGCTTTTGCAATCATATTCGCCGACTGTGCAACCTGTTCACCAGAAGCATTTACGCCGAACTGATTTACCGTTAAGTCAGCAAGCGATCCTCCCAAGTTTTGTACTGCCTTATTCGTAAGTCCAAATGTGGAAAGCTGTGCAAGCCCCGTTTTAATCGCATCATCATCAAGGACTCCTTTTGCAGACAATCTTTCAGCGAGGTATCCTGTCTGTTTTAGCTGTTCTTTTGTAGCCTTTGATACGCCAATAACTGCGTGTTCCAACTGTGCCTGTGCGGTTTGAGAGTCTTGGTAAGCAGCAACGGATTTAACCCCGAATGCGACAATCCCAACTGCGAGTCCCGTAACACCGGCAAGAAGAGCATTCGAACCTTGCTCGGCGTCTTTAAACGAGCCACGAAGTCCACCCATTAAGCCTCTTGCTTTGGTAACTTTACCTTCAAATTTTTTATCTTGAAGATCTAAATCGTAGTGTACTCCTCCTATTGATTCTGACATAGTTCTTTATTACCTCTGATTAAATGCTTTTTTTATTTCTTCGGTAGTCGACTGATTTTCCTCAGATAAATCTAGTATATCATCTGTGCGACTTTTGAACGAGTCCAACACCTCTTTGCCACTGCCTTGCTCTAAATGCGGAAAGCTCACAACTGCCATATCAGTCAGTCGTATTCCTGCATCGACAGCGTAGGATTCGTTAAGTAGTGTAAAAAAAACAAATGCCGATTCATTCATGAGCGAATCGTATGTATATCCTGGATAGAAATGAAGAAACCAAGCTATCTCACGGATGAGATTGTAGCTTTTTTTTTATGAGTGTTTACCGAGATTCCTCTTCGTTCGAGTTCCTTAAGCTGTGCCGGTTTCGCAAGTCCCATGGCAACAGTTACAACCGACATGAGATTATCAATTGACAGCTCATACCCTTTAATTGCGGGGATAATCGCCTCAATATTATTGATGAATTCTTCAACGAGATCTAAAGTTTCCTCTGCATTAAGCGTGCCGCCTTTTTCGTTTTTCCTGTCTGATGACACTTTTTTCCACTTCTTCATCATTGTGCCCAGCCTGATTAACGACTGCAGTGAGGGGGATGTGAGAATTACAGTATCGCCTTCTACATTTTGCTCACCTTTTTTTATACGAGCTTTTTGATTATCATTCAAAGGCATACGGATGTGTGCTTGTGGTTGTTCTACTGTTGAGAGGTCTAGATCTATGTGTTGGTCAGCCATATTTCTATTGGTTAAGAAATATCTTCATCACCAATTCGGCCAAGGATTGTTCCTTCTGGTTGTGTTTCATCTACTAAGGCCTCAAATGTCGATTCAAAGACCAATTGTTCGTCAACTTTAAATGGTAATTCGACTGATTCGCCTGCAGAGACTGCTTTGAATAGATAAATATCTTCTGAACGATCAGATGCAACCAAACGATTAGGATGTAAACGAATAAGTCCTGCACCTGCGAGTAGTGAATATCCTGCACTACAGCCGAAGCCTAACTTATCATCACCGCCTCCGTCTGTATAAGCACCTTCTGGGAGTACTTTTGTGAGGATTGCTTCGACTGGTTCTGCAAGAATAAGCTTCACTTTGGCACGCGTACCAACAATAACTTTGTCGACTGGAGTATCTCCCCACTTATCGACTGTCATATCGACAATTTTTCGTTCAATAGTTAAGGTGCTTCCACCTTTTGTGTGGCCCAATGAGATTTCTTTGAAGAATGCCTCGTATGCGCCAATTCTTAGGTTGTTTGTATTTAGTGCCATAAATTTTGTTTTATGAAATTAACCCTGTGATAATAAATACTACACTAAGCTTCAACATTTTTCTACCCTCACCGTCACGGTCAAGATCTAGTATCTGGCCAGCACAATATGAGAAGTGAACAGTGTAAGAGTCAGTATTATAGTGATGTTTCTGATGTAGGTAGTCGTAAATGGCTCTCAAATAGTCGCTCGCCACCTTCGCATTTTTGAACACTGCCCAGAAATCTAGAGTGTGGTACTCAACTGCAGTGTATCTATCCGGCTCCGGGGATGCTCCCTCAACTACGAATACGCCATCAATGCCACGAACCAGCTCGCCAACCTTTACGTTCGAATCACCCGGGCCGAATGTCAAACCGGGGATATTTGGTGCTAGTAACGTGCAAAGGGCAAATGCAAATGATTCCATGTTTTATTATACTGATTTTCTAAATTTCTGCACAGCTTGTTTTAGATATTCGAGTGCATTCTTCTCTAGGTAATCGCCAGCCTTGCGTAAGAAACCCTTACCAGTATTCGGCGTTGAGTACTTTTTCACAATATGCGTGCCGTCTTTTCGCTTCCCGGCCTCCTGATAAGCAGCATAAGGAGTTTCAACTTTGATACGATGTTTCATTATATCGAGCCGTTCGTGCGTTGTATTATCCGAAAGTTTGCCGGTTTCACCAATAGGCACGGTTTGTTTCACTTTCAGAACGCCATCGTCTGCCATAGTTGATAATGCTGAGTCCATGACACCTTTGTTTTTTCTAACAAACTCTTCGGATCTGTCCGTAAAGATGAGGCTCATGATATATTCACATCGGTTACCTTTAGATCGGCTTTCACAAACTGTACCTCTGTTTCACCTAATCTTCGTGCGAAAGTAATTCGTTCGACTTGATAGTAAGTACCCTCGAAATTGATAATCGAACCTTTTACGACACTGGTTGTTGGAGCAAGGTGCAGTAACGCATCAGAATCCAGTATCTCTTGCTGTGGCGCTCTTCGAAGAGTTGTTATTTCCCTAAATCTACAAGCCTCAGCAACACGGGACACCTCAGTATAGTCGCTATATTCGTTGCGACCCATCGTTATAACGTAACACGCTTGTACTAAGTATTCTTCGAGCATTATATTAATATGTCATCCTTTATGTAACCGGCCAATATGGCATCAATTATATCTTTTTTAGTTGATAGTTCACCCGATGCCAATGAAACCGCAAAGGCCCTACTGTAGCCCTCGATTCCTTCGGACATTAACTTACCATTCATACCCTCTACCACCATGCCAGAGACTAGGGTAGTCGCAACGAACTTAATGTCATCTGGAAGTGCACCCAGAGAAAACTTAGCTGTAACAGCAATACGAGCAAGGCCTGCTGGAAAACAACCCGATCGGCTTTCTAGCCATGTTTTAATGTCATCATTTTGTGGGAGTGCTTCGTATTGCTCGTGAAGAATATATGTGTCGACTTCAGTTAAAGAACTATCAAGCAATTTCACACTAGAGATATCGGTACAAGGGTCAATATCAATAATCTTACTTCCCCCCGGATAATACATCGTGGAAAGTGACGGAGTTGTATCGAATGAACTGCCAGTATAACTGTCAATGTAGGCCTTTACTGCTGCAAGCCAGCTTGGAAGCATGACGAGTTCGTTTGCGGTTAATACCCTTTTTATCTGAGCCTCGATGTCCGCCTGAGTTGTGTAATCCATTTTTCTTTTTACCTTTAGTTAATTCAGGCTCGAGAATAGCAGAATGATAAATGTCGCTCTTCTTAAGCATTCTCTATTATGCCACATAAGTAGAAAAAGGGCAGAGCTAATTAAAGCCCCACCCCAGTTCTATCCTTAATCGCCGATTACTCAGCTTACCGTCCCAGTACCGACAACAACAAATTCCTCTGGGAACTTGTGCATCACAACCATTCTTACGGTTGCTCGGAGTGCAGTCATATCCTGTTTGAAGAGGTTTATGCTTACACCGTCTGCGTCAGTAACTGTTGCGTGTCGTGATTCCAAGAACTCGATCCCTCGCTTTCTGTAGAGACGAACTCGCTTCAAATCACCGAATACTGCGTAACCTTCGTTAGCATCTCCAATGTCAGTGATTGCTGGCATTGCATCAACTAATACGATACGAGTACCCCATGGTGTTTGCATACCCATCGACGGGAGCCAGAGATAGTGACCATCAGTTCCTTTGCACTTTCTGATAACGTTCCAGAATGATTTATGCATGTACCAACTACCAAGCTGCATTGTTCTGGTTGACACCATCACTTCTGCATCAAGTAGGTTATCCCAAATAGCATCTGTTGGGTTTGCACCGATCGTTACTGCTTTAGTTCCGGCAATATGCAAAATACCTTCTTTGTTAGCGGTTCGGTCAGTGAAGACCATTATGTCTGCAATACGAGCCATTTCTTCTGCAAAGCCATCTTGTACATCCATCCAAAAGTCGAGCGCTGCATCTTCGATAAGAAGGTCAGATGAAATTGCATACCCTGCAAATTCACGAAGCTCAACCAATACCTGTTCGATCCCGAGTTTAGAAGCAGCCTTAATTCCACCTTCTGCAACTTCGGCCATGACTACATTACTACCACGCTTATTAGACTTGATAGCATTTCTATCTGTTGGTCGGATAGTTGCTTCTGAGAATGCGATACCGTAATTCAAAGCAATCTTCTCAATTGCAACTTCGAATTCAGGATCCATAATCAAGTAGCCACCATCTGCATCAACCGTTTCGTTGTTATATCCTGCTTTTGCACGTAGCTCTAACGCTTTCGTGTTCCACTCGACTAAGCTTTTCTTCTCAGCCTTCATGCTGACAAGGTCAATCGCTGCTCGTGTGAAATAGAGGAACTTAGTAACACCAAAGTCTGCGCCTTCATCGGAAGCATCTTTGATTTTCTTGTCCAAGACACCTTCAATTTTTTCAAGTTTCTTCATAAACTCTTCGTTCGCTGCTTTTACTGCCTCAACTGATTTCGCAGTGATAGCATCAAGTGCTTCATCGGTAACTTCAATGTCACCAGACTTCGCTTTCAATGCTTCGAGGTCAGATAATTCTTTTGCGTCTTTAACGCTTAATTCGAGACCTGCAACTTTAGCACTTTGTAATGCTTTTAGTCTCGCCAACTGTTCTGCTGTGAGTTTCATTTGTTTTTATTGTTTAGAACTTAATATAACCCGCCTTATTGTCGGTTGTTCATCCTTGGCATCAATGTGCTCTGCAGGTTTCGCTCCCTCCAACATACCTACTAATTCTTTAAGATTTACTAGGTACTTATTTCTATCATTCTCTGATAGTCGACTGACCTTGTCAAGAGCAGCTGCTTTACTAAGCGCGTCTGAATACTGCTTTTTGAACTCAGATCGTGATATTCCAATGCTTTCAAAGTCTGATTTCTTAAATGCTGACTTGGCCATAACGAGTGCATCAGGATTCGCTCCAACAGGTACTACTGAGAGTTCAACCATTTCGAGCTGCTTAATTACTGTAAAGTCATCGTTCCACTCTCGAACAATACCGCCGATTGAAACTGCGTTAATATACCCACCGAGCACCATCTGGTATACGGTATTTGCGAACTCGTAGATGTCGTAAGCAAAGTGGATTCTAGCCATAAGGTTTCCTGCGTCTTTCCATAGTTTCGTTATCTTTCCTATTGAAAGGTCTGAGTATTCGTGCGCCCATAATACGGTTGGATTGCGCTTTATTTGCGATGTATCAATTCCGTTAACGACAATCTTCTCACCGTGACGATCTAGAGTTGCATTGCTGACAACTACATCAATCTCACCTTCGCCCAAATCTGCACTTGGCGCTGCTTTTGATTTCGATTCTAATCCCTTTGTAACAGCGACAACCTCAATACCTGCAGTCAGGTCGACTCTCTCATTAACTTTCTTTTTCATTTTGAACGGCATCTTTTTCGTAATTAATTAAGCTTGCTCCCATCAATCCTTCGCTAGTAACGAAGTTGATTGTCACAAGTCGTTTACAACCGTGGCACATCACCTCAATATTAGCAATTTTTGCTTTGAATAACAATTTTTTACAGTTCGGGCAATAGACGTTTTTCATTTGATTGGTACCAACCTACATTTACAATGAGGATGTAAGTCCGCATAACTTACATCAGCATAATCGTTATTATATTCACCACCATCTTTGCCGGCAACGCTTCCACCTTCAGGAACAAACGGAGTTCCAATATCTACTTCTTGGCCAGCCATCGCCTCGCAGAATTCACAAGCATCTGGGTTTGGTTCCCAAGCGAGTCGAGTATAACCTTGGTCTTTATAAACCTCTGCATTAGCAAAATTGACTGTTTTGTGAACCTCTGTATCAGCAATTCGTGTAGCTCTAAATCCCTTCGCCTCAGAATAGACGTCACCTACTCGTTGCGTTATTTGCTCGATCGGTTCACCTTTTTCTAGACCCTGAGAAATTTGCTGTTGTAAGAGTCGAGTAGTATCAGCGTTAAAAGACTTCATTAAACGTTCTGTGGAGTTGAATATCCCATTACGCTGTGCTTGCTGTAGTATGAATTCTGCTGATGGTTTGCCTAGTGCTTCAAGAGCTGTTTCACCCGATTTCACGAACGCACTGAGTAGCCATGCGACAAGATTTAGCGATACCTCTTCATCACTAAACTCCAATTCGAAATGAACGCCATCGTATTTTACTCCCTTTTCAATGCTCTTAGACGTATAGCGCTCTACCAAAGCAATGACTTCTTTCTTCTGTTCGTCAAGTAAACTTCGAAGTCCCCTGCGCATGAGGTTCGAGCTGTTGGCCTCAAGCTTATCTAGTGCTAAAAAGAGGTTTCTTCGTGCCTTTTCAGCTGTATGAATATGCTTGTGTTTATGTTTTAGCGATTTTGTCGGTGCAACTGCAGGTTGTGCTTCATTAGCAACTTCAAGCGGTGCGTTTGTGAATGGAACATATAACACATCTCCACCCAGAATAGGTGCGAGTCCTTTCTGTTGTCGCACTTCGTTTCGTGTCATCCACTTATCAACTGCAGCAACGTTCTCGGCGAGCATTGAGGCTTCATCCTTAGGAATACGAGAGACGTGGCCTACTCTAGTGTCTGTTTCGCCCCAATATCTTCGAAGTAGGGTAGTTAATGCATCATCATAACGGTTATAAATAGGGTCAATTGTACGTTTTGCGTAGATGTATTCAATAGCCTCAATGCCGGATCGACCTAATCCGCTTCCCGGTGCTGTACCTAATATTTCCATTGGCACTTTAAAGAGGGTTCTGATTCTCTCGTTGTTAACACGAGTAAGTTCCGGTATTTGGATGTCAGTAAGTGAAAGTCCCACCTTAGTAAACTCGGTTTCAGAGGCTCGTACAAAGACTGTCTTTCCAGCGTTATTAGCGCCAGTATATTTCTCCTTCCATTGTTCCTGAATCTTTTTAAATGCTTCCTTAGAGGCTTTACCTTTAATCGAGAGAATACCCGCAGGTGCTGCTTGATTCTTAAGAACTCCCCATTGGAATAATGATGTTTCGTTTTCAATATCAACGTATAATTTTCCGCCTTCGACAGGGCCGAAGCCTCTCGTTTGGTCAGTAGGACTGAATATCTTGAGGTGTAGAATTTCATTAGGCTCAAATGGTATATCATCACCCTTCGAGGTTCTATAAACATAACCGACAATAACGCCTTTATCTATTGCAATACTCATTCTATCCGGCCTCATAACTGCAGAAATATACTTTGGTCTGCCTGTCACTTGCCCAACAACAATGTAAACAAACGCTTCTCCTGTTAGATCTAGATAAGTCTGTGTAGCCTCAAATAGCTCATACTGCGAAAGTTCTGTGTTTGGATTCTCGAATAGTTGAATAAGCGGATGGTCTTTTACACGCACATGTTCCCCATTAACCGTTTGACTCGGTCGATATACATAGGGTTCGTATTGCGCTACATCCTGCGCACGTGTAGTGATGCAGGAGTAAACTAGACCACGATATTCCTCGAGTAGTTTGCGCTTCGAAACCGCTCCCCGCGACCAGTCCCCGAAAATGCTAAATGCTCCACCTTCCCCCATTGGATACCATCCCATTGTATCCTGAATTGCTTTACCTATAGTTTGAAATATATTCATATTTGTTTTATCCAATAAAAGCTATATCATCCGCAGTAGTGATTTGAGAATTATCAGCGAAAGTCAATGCTGCAGAGTCTGCGACATCTGGCGAACTCGCTTTAATTCCTAAGTCTTTCATGACCTTCTTCAAATCTTCCTTTGGCTGTATTTTAAATCGGCGTTCACTATCGCTTTTATAGTTTACACTGAGTAACTCTAAAAATCTATCATCTTTCACAATTCTTCCACCCTTCTTAAGCCATCGCAGCAATCGATAATACATGTACGCACGCATGTTAATGAACTTGTCTGACTCATCTTCGGGTGCAGATTGACCAAACATTATCGCATTAATTTCCATTCCCTTTTCTTTGAGACGATCGCTTACTCCTTGGCCTAATCCACCAGCATCGAGTGAAATATCAAAGTCCTCCAGCTCATACTTCTTCGCAATGTCCTCAACAATAGGTACTTGTTGCATTGTATCGGCAATTTTATTAGTGCTGTGAAGCCACATAACTTTCTTGGTGCGCAGAACATAAGAGCTTCTGTCGTTACCACCACCAGCAAAGTCACCACCGAGTCGCTTTCTAAACTTAAACATTCCCTTTTCTTCTGCTTCTTCACGGGTAATCCACGACTTTTCAAGTAGCTCCTCGGGGATTAGTACTTGATATCCACCCGTAAGTAGATTGTTTCTGTCGGGGAACTTACACTCGTAAAGAACATCAAAGAATGCTTCCTCTCGCATTTCTTCAATAAAGTCAGCGGAGTAGCGGCCCTCTCGCAGTGCCTGTTTATAGTCAATGAATATTCTGTTGTAGTTGTGATTGTTCCAGCTACGATAGAAATGATTACGATAGAACGGATTACCAATCTTTAAGAGGAACTGGTCTTTATGGCCACCGAGCATACGTAAAACCATCGCCTGTACATCATCAGGAACAAGCGATGCTTCATCTTCAATAATATTAGGGCTTCCGAAACCAGTTAATGCTTCTCGCACGGCTTGGCTGTTCTTTGTATTTGCAGTGAATGCTTTAATAGCTCCACCGCCTTTGAATGAGAGTGAATCCTTTGTGCGCTCCCTGCGTAATCTATCGAGGGGCATATTCGCATCGAGTTCGAGTAGAGTAAAGAAGCGTGGATGGTCGAATGCATGTTGAATAACACGTCCCATTATAATCATCGACTTATCCATCTGCCCAGAAATGATAGCAAAACGCTCGTTAAAAGTGGTAACACGCATCAGGAGAGCCATTGCAACCGTATCAGATTTACCATACTGAGTAGCAGCAATCACCTGATTACGTGGAAATTTCCTCGTGAAGATTATCATAAATAAGTCGGCTTGCCCATCTGTCAGTATAAATGGATCACCGTTATCGTTCTTGAAGAACGTTTTTACTAGGTCTTTAGCTGTCTGTCGGGCTATCAGGAGTGGTTCCATCAGATTTTGGTACTAGTTTTCTTAAATCTTCAGAAATTCTTTGTAACTGCTCTACTCCGTTTTGCAATTGCGGAGCTTCCAACTCTACTGGCTGAGTAGCTCTCCCAAACGCACGGTCAAGTAAACTTTCAAGCGCCTTATTATCTGGAGACTTTGTCGATATAAAATAGTAATCGTTTCCGTCAATAAGATTTTGGTCTAACGCCTTCTTAATTTCTTCTGGATCTGTTACAAGAACATTCGTTTTTTTTAGCTTGCCTTTATCATCTTCACTGATATCCACCCTGAAAAGAAAATGATTGCCGACTGCAATTGCAAGTTGTGCATTGAACAACTTATCGACATTAGAGCGAACACGCTCCTGAAAAGCCCTAAGTGCTTCACGAGTTGCTAGAGTTGTTTTATTCTTAGAGCCTTCTTTTCTTCCTGCACCTTCTCTGAATCCTCCCCTTTGTCCTGCCGGCTCATAAGATTGATTCGAAATTGATTGATTTGTCAAATTATCAATTGCTATAGGCTCTACCTTTACTTGTTCTCCATCTGTGGGGGCTACTACATTCTCAGACTGAATCTCCATCGGTTTATCAATTGTAACATTCTCGACTATGGGACTATTAATCTCTTCACTCATGATTAATCAAATTAATTTATCTTTTTATCGTTACTCCTACTACAATCACCACACTACCCTACTCTACTGGTAGGTGTGCCAAAATGCCATTTTTATGCCTTCTTCGGCATTTCACCGCTACCCTACCCTATTCACAGACGTGTATACATAAATTACTATAGGTTAACCGTTTACACTTTTCCTTCTATTAAGTGCCATATCCGATCTGTTTCCTTTTTATATTCTAGCACTATGCACTCTGCATCAGGTTCAATGACCCTAATTGAGTTGTCGTGGCCTACTTTTACCGAATAATCTATGAAGTTGAAGTAGTCATTGTCACTCATTGCAAGACCGAAGTTCACGTCTGGGCCGAAGAAGTTGTATTTGAACCCCTCACAGGAGGCTATCGCCTCCGCTGTTGTAACGAAGAAGTAAAAGCCTGCAGCGTGTACCTGTTCTATTCCGTGCTCTTTAAACGGTACTGTTACCATATTGCCATTCTCCTTTCTGCGCCACGCCCCAAGCATCTTATACCCCCAGCGCCCAGCTTCCACTCCGGAAACGAATCCGCACTTGCAATAGGTGTTTATGTACCTGTCTTTGAACGTGCTCTCTAGAGTAAGGAAATCTCCCTGCTTGAAATTGCCGTCGTCTTCAATGCCCAGCACTAAGTCAGTTTTATCCTGCATATACTCTCTGATAATGTTCCATACATGAGTAATCCTAGCTCTACGTTGAATTACATTGTGGCTATTAGGTTCCTCCGGCCACTTGGTTGCAATGCATTCGAAATTAATGTCTTTGAAAATTCTCTGTATCTTCTCCTGACTAATCCTGGGATTGTCCAAGACAATCAGAAGGTGTTTTTCATAATCGCCCACCTCTAATTCTCTAATCTGTTTCGCCATTATTTCGAGCCTGTCCTCCCGAGAAAAAGGCATGACTATTCTGAGAAGCATTGTAAATATCGTGGTTTTAAGACTTCCCATGATTGGGACTCCGCTATTTGTCTTGCGACTCTGCTTTGCTCTTGTATGAACTCTACATCTTTAAATTGGGTAATATTGGCCACCAAAGCCTCGACATCTGCTTCATATACCAGAATATCGGCATGGCCCCTGAACGTGTCCTTTTGGGCCGATTTCACGAGCCATTTTTCTGGCAGTATTGCGTTATTTGGTGATACGTCAGTCATGACCACAGGGACACCCCAAGAGAGAGCTTCCTGCATTGGCAAACACAGTCCTCCGTATCGTCTCGGTAGAATTAAGAGATCGCCGTTCTGGAATAGGTCGGCATTGTTTTCTGTGTCAGTGAAATACGAAAGGTGAGCGAGATGTTTTCTGACTTCTTCTAGCTTTTGTTTCACGGGCGCGAAATATTCAATGGCTCTTGGGTCGGAGGGAGTCTGGTAATACACGATGTAATTGAATTCATTACCAAGTCGCATCGCTGCTTCAAGGAATGAGAGTGTGCCGTTCCTGTCATGCACTGCTGGTCGGCCGATTATGTGAAAGAGTGTTTTGCACTCCTTTATTTGCCTCGCTGGATGGTCAATTTGTATCGGTACAGGAAGGTGAATAACATCACTCTTACCAAGCCCTTTAACAATATCAATATTCCACACAGTCGGCCCTGCCAAGACAGTCGGCCCCTGCCACTCAGGATGCCTGAAATAATCTAGAAACTCATAGTTGTATGCGTTGACTGTCTTGATGCCTCGTGCCTTTGCTGCTTCAAATAGGTAATTATTGAGAGGAGTTTCGGCCATGAACACAACATCTAGAGCGTTAAGGAATCTATCTATATCCTGCGTTGTTGGAATACCGCTCACCCACTGCGTATTAAAGTCCTTGTACCAATCTCTGAATATTGGCATTTTATTGTATTGCGAAAGGTCAATTATCATGAGCTTTGACGGGTTCAGGTGTTCGGCGTAGTCCTTCGTCTGATATCCAAGCCCCGTTTGAGAGGCATAACATAATATTCCTAATTTCATATTCTTCTGAATTAATTAATATTTAAATGTATCTTCAAACTTACTCTCGCTTTCCCTTCCATCCAAATTATAACTTCTTTTCATATCCCCTTCAGGAGCATAAATCATTACCTTATTTTCATTCCATCCAGCCTGACCTCTCCTATAAAAGGATTCCTGAACTCTTCCCAATATACCATCCTCAATCATTCCATAAGCATCGGGTTTAAAGAATTCAAACAATATCTTTTTATAGAAATCAGTTGATGCAAGATGAGGTCGTTGCGACCATTGGCCAGTTCGAACCATCGGTACTCCCATCACATTTATCGGAGAAGAATCCAACATGAGATTCCTATGCACAGGTAAGATAAGGGCTTCATGATGCAACCTGATAACATTCGCTTCTCCCTTCTCAATAATACCGACCATCTTCTCAAATGGAATCTCTTCACAAATAGGGGTATCGTGTTCATTATAAAGAACCATTGAAGTCTTAACCATCCCGATAACAGCCCTAAACTCTCCAATCTGATGTTCATGATTCTCCAACACAACGGGCAATACATTCTTATATTCAAAATTACACTTCCATAACATTCTCCGAATATATTCATCATACTGCGAACGAAAAACCCTATATTCTTCCCTCAACCCATCGAAAGTAATAATGATCTCGCATTCAGGAAGATGTTCTCTCACTCTCCTAATGGTTTCTTCAATAATCTCGGTACTAGGATGAGATTTTATAAACGATGATGGAATAACAACAGTAATATTGTCGATCAACCCATTCCTTTCAGGGCTTCCCACAAAAGTGAATATATCATCCCTTAAATTATAGACCAGCTCTCTCTTATAATTCTGCCACCAAGCATAAACCTTATTCGCAGTATGGGGATAAACATCATTATGAAAATTAATAGTATCCTTAATTCTCTTCCAAGAATTGACCAAGGTGAAGGGCAACTCTCTATCTCCGAAAATCAACCTCCAAAAATCATCAATCTTCTTATTAGGTGGCAAATTATCGACCAACGGAAAACAACCACCCTCCAACGCTTCATATAACCGAAAACTATCAGGAACAACAGCACCCGAAGGACAAACTGCTACTTTTGAACTAACCATTTCCCTCCAAAAATCCTCCTTCTTAATTCCCTTCGTGAACGATTCCGTTTCTATTAACAGCCCGTTGTTGGTATCAACATCCCTCAATCCCTCAATACACTCGATCCTTCTTTTATGAGTAACCTGACCAGCAAAAAACCATCCATTCTTTTTCTCCAAAAACTCATTCCCATATTCCTTCATCACTTCTCTCATCCCTTCAGGATAGCCATTAGGAAGATACCTATCGACCTTTTCCCTCTTCCCATGAGGTAACATCAAATAAACCTTCATCCGATCATGAACTAATTTCTCTGTAGGGAAACTTCCATCCTCATCCCCAATCAACATCACGATCACCCACTTCAATGACTTAATATCCTCATTGATCTCATCAATCTTATCAAAATGATACCTTGCAGGAATAACGACAACTCCACCATCCATTCCCCTCATCGGTACTACACGATTGACACGAGACAAAGGTAAATTGCTATAATCAAATTCAAACTCATATCCGTTCACAGGTTTCCATAATTGATCGCTCATTAAATCCTTAATCAATCCATAATCCCAATATCCATCATTAGGTGTTTCGGATTTGTAACTCTTGAAATATACAGGGATTTTCACTTGTTTACCTGAGCTACTTTAGTTGCTGTTATCCATACCCAGTTCGGGAATACAAGTCCGCTGTCAATGGAGACAGGATCGAGTCCTGTGTTCCTCAACCACTCTGCCATTTCTGAGTTGTGCCTTTGCCAAGAAAAAGCTATTTTCTCGTCCCCGGACACATACTGGAATCTAAGTACTCCATCGTCTTTCAGTACCCTTTTAGCCTCGTCGAGGTAAACTTTAACGCCCGCGTCATCGATATGCTGAAACACTGCGAGCGAATATATCGAGTCGAAAGTTTTGTCAGGATACGGAATCGAACGACCGTCATTCAGTTTATACTCCACTTTTTGTCTTGGTTGCACGTATTTATTGACACTCTTTAACATTGATTCCGATATATCTACTCCGTAAAATGAGCACTTTCGATAATCATTATGCCTTGCTATTTCATTAATCATTCTACCGATACCACAACCAATCTCTAGAATTTTCCAATACTTCAAATGTCCGTGAATGGCATTAAAGCAATCTTGCTCTAGGCCGGCATCACAAACTGCACTGTCAATATGTCCACCATTTGCCTCACTTTCCCAATATTCACGCTCAAATTCTACTCTATTCATGCTGCTTTTGGATAAAAATATACGTGCGTTTCATGGTCGGTTGCAAGTATCTCGTATTTGTAACCAAGCTTCTCCATCCACATATAAAGTCCTTTATCAGAAACTCCATAGTTCTTTAGCATTAAATCCGGGTGAATCGATACCCAAACGAGTGGTTTTTTTGTCATAAGAATATGACTCATACCCCTTAGCACACCCATTTCCGCTCCTTCGACATCTATAGTAACTCCATCCGGTAACACATCATACTTCTCACTCCAACGATCGAGCATAATAGTTGGGATTCGCTTCTTGTCGCTATCATTGTGAATATACGCATACGGCATTCCTGATCCTATTTGAATGCCCTCGACTGAAGCAGGCCATCCGTTGACTTTCTTATAAATCTTGCCTTTGATTTTCCTGTTTTCTGCACCAATAAAGCCTTGGTAACATCCCTTAGGTAAAGACAAATTATTAGCTTCCCATATTTGTTTGATTGTTGGCCAGTATTTATCTGAAGGCTCAAAGAGTACCATATTCTCACCACCAACAATGTACTTCGCAAATAGAGCAGAAAGCCAGCCGGACTCAACACCAACATCAAAAAGAATATCACCTCGTTTAAGTTCCTTTTCAATGCTAAAGATTCGTTCCTGTTCCCAGTAATCATATACATCCCACCTCGAAAGCCACTCAGGTAATTGCAACTCGTACTTCCAAATATGATCTTCGAATGGGCCAGCCATCGAGGTCTTAATAATCTTCGTAGTTTTAATTTCCTGACTCATTTTCGAGTGTTTGAATAAGCTTAGTTAACCTCTGCGTATAAGTGTGATCCCGTTTCGTGCGTTCATGACCTTTTTGTTGTACTGCGGTTCTCAACATATCATCCATGCAAAACAGGTCAATTAATAACTTCAACTGCTCAAAGTTACCATACTCATAGCTCACGAGCTCCGTCACATCATTGCTAATATTCTTGCCAAGCCTATATGTATTAAATAGACAATTAATTCCCTCAACATAGGGATGAATCAAGAACCCACCCCTTCCAGTGGTTTCAAAGACTCGGTCAGAAAGATAATATGGTTTGGTGAAATTCGGGCATAAAGTATCGCCGACAACTACTTTTGCTGAGGCATATAACACGTTTAATTCGTGACCTCTGATTGTTGGAAGGCCACCGCCACCATATTGAGCAAAACTAGATTTGTAAGTCTTTTGTAACCACTCTATGAGTTGCGGTCTGTACGGCCATTCGGGATGATATCCCTTTGAACCAACAAAGATTACTTCGTGCGGATATTTTTCGTAATTCGGCTTGGCCATGTAACATTCGTCTTCGAATACTCCAGCTGGTAAATAGAAAGCCTTAGGCATATCTGCACGGCTATTCAGAAGTGCGACCATATCAGGGTCAACTGAAAAGAAGTACTGCACCTGCCAAAATGGATCGGTTTCTAAGTCCTTTTCTCGTGCAATACCGAGCCATAAGTCAAGGTGGTATCCATACGTTGGTTTTCCTTGTTCTTTAAGCTCTGCAAGCAGAACCTCAACACCTTCAGTCTTCCAGCCGTGGGTGTGAGTCCAGTTAAATGCGTCACAAGTTTTCATCGCCTCCCGGATCTGAGCAACAGTCGTAACCCCTTCTTGAAGTCGAATGACCTCAATTTCAAGCCTCTCGTATGTTTTAGCGTGATGAACTTCAGTACAGTAATCAACCGTGAAATTTCCTAAGAAAGCTATTCTTTTAATCTTGTTCACGCTTGTTTGTCAGTAATTTAGTGATATCCTTCATTGCATCGATGTATCCGTCAGCTCTCATTAGGTCTGCCATTTCAATATTCCCTGCCAAACGACCAGATTTGATTTTTGCTTCTTTGAGCGCAACTAGTCTTTGCATTGACTTCAGAACCATAAGTCGCATTTCTAGCTTTCCGATTACCTTTGCAACAACGAATGCGAAAAAGAAGGCTGTGATTATTAGCAGATACGATATAAACAAATTCTGCATTATGGAAGGACTTTAATCTTAACACCTAGAGCAACAGCAACTCTGTAAAGAGTTCGCCAACGCTCAAATAAGTAATCCCCACGGATCCATTCAAATAGACTTGGTTCACTAACGCCTGATATTCTTGCCAAATGCCTGACTGTCATCTTCTTTAGTTCCCTCATCTCAAGGAGTCTGCTAAGAAGTAGGGTATTTATCGCTAGTAAGGAAGCGTCCACTTGCTCTGTGAGCTTATTTCTGCTAGTGTCACTATCTTGTAATTGTATACGCTTTACCATAGTTTAAATATATCACGAATTTTATTCCTAAGCAATTCAAACGGTAATACCAAAATACAGATCAACAGAAAATACCAAGGAAGAGTTTCTTCTGTTTGCTCATTCATTTCCCCTTTCCCCCAAACTTATCCTCTGCCATGCCCTGCAACTTACGCAATACAGGTACGATATATTTTCTAATGTAATTTGCTATTTTCTCTTTTTCCACATTCCCATCAAGGAAGCTTAGGACGCTCTTTATATCTTGGTCAAATTGCATAACAGCCTTCTGCTCAGCCTGTGAAATTAACTGCTCGATGTAGGCTAACAATTCTAGTTTCTCAAATCCAATATAGTCGTATGGCTTATCATCGGAGCCAAGTCTGATACCACTTTTTACAGCCATATTGTCTAATCCAGTTCTTTGT